GCAGGGTGCCACCGGCATAAACAATCTCGCCCCCCTGCGGATCCGGCATCCATCCAAGCAGGGCTTTCCAGAGTTCTCTCCGGACATCATGAACGGCGTCATAGGCTGCCCACTGCCCTTTTTCATCACGCTCATTGCTGAGCACAACAATAACGGAGAAGCCTTCTGTCAAATCCTGCCAGTAATCGGTCTGTGATTTTTGTTCCCCCGGCGCATCGTCAGAGGGGACAACATAGGCAGCAGGCAGTCGCAGTTTTCCGGCATCAGGGATCGCCTTAAACTGCGCCGCGCCACTAATACGGTTCTCAAAACGCGGGCATCGCTCACGCAGCGCCGCAATTATCGTTGTCAGTTTCATTTATGCTTCCTTTTTACCGGACGTAACGAACGCTGCAGCTCACGGGACAACAGTTCCTGCGTCCAGTGACGCCGCCGCTCAATAACGTCAGCCATAAAGTTATTACGCGGGACCAGCCGGAAAGTCGAAGAATGATGCTTCTTCTGCCGCTTATCCTTTTTATCCATTCCATACGCTGAATGGCGAACGCCGTAATACAGAAACGCCGGATAATAAGGTGCCCCCTCAGGGAAGCGGCGATTCCCCTGCCCGTTTTTCTGGTCAGGGGAAATTTTCACCATCAGTCCGGGGCGACGCGTCGTTTTTTTGGGAACGTAATAACCGATGGAGCGGGCCAGACGCCCGGTCTGATACCCCGGATTCTCTCCCGGACCGGAACGCCCGCGTTTAATCACCAGACGTCTGGCGTCGCGCATGTAAACGCGCCCGATTTGCACAAACGCCCGTCGAAGACGGGCGCGATTAAACTCCAGCTCCTTTGGTTGTTTAAAGTCGACGTGTAAAAATGCTGTCTGATTCATGGCATTCACCCCGTCGTCGCGCTGTACGCAGTTCTTCACATTCCAGTAATAAAAAACGCCGCTGACCGTTCAGGTCGCGTATTCGCCGGATCCGGTACTCCTGACCGTAATAAACCACCTCATGATCTGCCGTGATGTCGTGACGGAAACGGATCGTAAAATAATGTGTAACGATATTTTCTGTCTGCACTGAGCCCTGATAAGCGGCAGCGCCTGGCTGGGCCACCTTTGCCCAGACATCAAACGACTCCAGATACGTCGGCTCCGTATCAAAATCAGCGGTGGGTTCATCCACACGGAGGCGGATCTTTATCCGGCGATTCAGTTCTCCGGGATCCGGTAAAAGGTAAGTGGCACTGGTCTGACTTTGCCTGATTTTCATAGAGGCACAATCCTGTAAGGACCAGCGAGCCATCTGAAACTCACTGGCGTTTCAAGTTTCTCAACATTGGTACTCGCTGAACGATTTTCATAAAAATGACTGACCAGCATCAGCATGGCCAGACGAATGTCATCAGTCAGATGTATCCCGTCAGGATCATCTTCCGGAATCGTCTCATCCGGTGCATACAACTTCCTGTTCAGATAGGACTCTGTTCTTTTCTGTACCGCCTGTGCCAGCAGTTTCAGAAGATCGCCGTCACTATACAACCCATCATCGAGCCGGAGATGAGACTTAATTTCCTCTTCTTTCAGGAGCATATTTCCTCCTGTGCCCGCGTAATGGCGGGCACAAAAAACCGCATTACGCGGCAGCTTTCTTGCTGGTTGCAGCCCCAATTTTCATCAGCTTAATCGCCTGAGAATCCACCAGCATACCGCCGGTTCGCTTGGTGGTATAAAAACCCACAAACGGTTTGTTGGTGTACGGATCGCGCAGGATACGGGTACCGATGCGATCAACGATGGTATAGCCACGTTTGAAGTTACCAAACGCAATGGCTTTTGCATCGGCGGCAATATCCGGCATCTGCTCATTCTCAACGATGCCATACCCTGCCAGAGAAGAAGGCTGACCCAGCTCAATACCCGGACGCCACAGATAATTTCCGTCGTTATCCTTCAGCAGACGAATGGCAAACAGGCTGCTGTTGTTCATCATGAACTTCGCGCCGCTGCGGTGCGCCTTACGCAGGGTGTAAATCAGTTTAATGATCGCATCAGCGGTCACGCCAGAAGCCGCACCGGAAGCGATATGCTGAAGTTTGCCAAACTTACGGGTTTTGTCATCTTCATCGGTGGACTCATAAGCCAGAAAACCTTTTGGTTTTTTGCTGCCGTCGCCACTGGTAAAGGCAATTTCTTCCTGTTCGGCAAATTCCAGCGCCAGCTCACTGTTGATCCAGTCTTCCACATTGAAGAAAGCGTCATCGAGCATTTTCTGGGTGGCCTGCGGGTTGCCGTAGATTTCCCCCATAAAGGGTTCAATCAGCCCCAGTTTTGAGGTGGCGGTTTCCGGACGCGTATCCGTTTCCCCCACCCATCCGGACTTAGTGCCGCCCAGATTCACCAGTTTTTTATAATCCGAGCCACCGAGGGTGATCACAGTGGCTTCCTGGCGCATCACCACCTCATCTTTCAGCAGCGTCAGGATGGTACGATCCAGTTCTTCCGGAATGGCATAACCACCATCTTCATCATTACCTACCTGAAGCGCCTTACGTTCAAGTTCACGCAGACCGTCTTCACGCCCCTTGCGCATAAATCCGATAAACGCTTCTTTGTGTTCACCGGCAACTTTATTTTTCGTGCCGCCTGCCGGACGCTTAACTTCAGCCAGCTCAGCCTCAAGATCGCTTTTCAGGTTTTCCAGCTCGCTGATTTGCCCGTTCAGGCTTTCCACCTGTTCGGCCAGCTTGCTTTTTTCCTGTTCGATCGCGTCAATGCGCTTGTCGTTTTTTGCCTTAAAATCGTCAAACTTCTGCTGCAAATCCTGCGCGACCTGTTCAACGTCTTTAATATCAACAGCCATTATTTACTCCTGGTTAAAATTTAAGATTTTTCAGTGCATTCAGTGCGACATCCACATCCTCAGCATCACGCAGGGATAAAGCGCCATATCCCCCGGCCATGAATGCTTTGGCCTGGGTTCGCGAGAGTCCAACATCGCGCAGGACTCGCTCAATAATTTTCTGATCGGGGATCTCCCCACGCGCCAGCGCATTTTTCACATCGCTGATGCGTGCTTCATCATTGGAAGGAAACGTCACCAGACTGACCTCCCACAGGTCGATCTCTTTCAGCAGGAATACCCCTTTTTCCCGGTCGTACTCCCAGTCTTTCAGGATGTAGCCAATAGAAAGGCCGGTTAAAGAACCGGCCTTCATATGGGCATGTGCACGTTTTGCCAGGGGATCATCATCAACGAGTAATCGCCCCCTGACATAAAGCCCGACATCATCTTCTTTCATTTCGGTGTACACACCGATGGGCTCATCCATACGGTGCTGCCAGAGCAACGCAGGCAGCGCCTTTTTTTCGCTCCATTTCTGGAGTGTTGTGGTAAAGGCTCCGGGGATCACCACATCATCGTGGCTGTCCTTAACACCAAAAACAGAACCGTAACCTTCAAATTCCCCGGAATCACTGACGGATTTCAGGTTCAGCGGTATATCAAGACGCTGTTTTATCTGCATCTCCACTCTCCTTTTTCTTACCGTTGTCATCGCCAGCAGAGGGACTGGTGGTCATGTTCATCGGTGTCAGATACACATCACCGCCTGGTCGGGGATTCATATCCTCCAGATCACGGCAGTCATTAGGGGAATAAATCCCCCAGTTGATCCCCGTGGCATACGCTTCAAAGCGGGATTTCATGTCGCCACGCAACAATGCTCCGGCATTAAATTTGGCGTAAAACCTCCCCTGTTTGCTCTCCCTGACCAGCCCTGTATTGATCCGTTGTTCAATACGGGTCAGATACGGCACAAGGGAATAGTTGATAAATCCGAGCCCCAGCTCTTCAATATTGTTGAAGGTGGCGCGATCGGTGTTCTGCACCATGTGCAATGGCACACGGAACAGACGACAGATTTCTTCCAGCTGAAACTTGCGGGTTTCCAGGAACTGGCTGTCCTCGGCGTTCAGCGCCATCGACTTCCAGTCCAGCCCCATTTCCAGAATCATCGGGCGGTGAGCATTGCCAAGCCCCGTGTGACGCTCCTCAAAATCTTTCTTCAGACGCTCGTAAGCATCCGGCGTGAGCTTTTGTTCCGTACGCAACACACCGGATGTCACCGCACCATTACCAAACAACCTGGCACCGTGCTCCTCGGTTGCCGCTGCCAGTGAAATGGCCTCACGCGCATACGCAATGGGATTCAGCCCCACCAGTCCGTCCAGCGTCAGAGTGCGCACATGCCAGATTTTATCCTGGGTCAGCACATCCACGGAACCATCCGGAAACGTCACCTGATAAACCGGCTGCCACTGGCTGTTCAGCTTCGGTTCCACACAGCCCGGATCTATCGGAAGAAGCTCCACCACTTCCCCCAGTGCCTTTACCTTGTAGGCGTAAAAATTCCCCCGCAGACACAGGCAGACAATGACCAGTTCCCAGAATTCCTGCGGCGTCATGTAGCCATTGGGTTTTGCCGAAATCAGCTTATGCAGCCGTTCATCCACCGCCCGTGTTTTAAGGGTGCCGCTGATTTTGTAGAGACTGCAGGGCAGCATACCAACAGACTCAGCCAGCACCCTGACGCAGGAATAGACCGCCGTCAGCCGCATGGCCCGCTGGCTGCTGATCCGCTTTCCGGTATAGGTGTCGTATGACAGCCCGATAGCCTCCGCCAGCTCTGCTGGCGTGGTCACCGGTGCGTCACTTTTTCGTTGAAATAACCCCGAAAAGAACACTATTTACCTCCGCCGACAGACTGCCGTGTACGGTCGAGATATCGTGCAACCAGCCACGACCAGAACAGGCACAGCGCCCCGGCAACAACAAAACCCGCCGGGGGATAAATCAGCCAGGCGCCATACGCCAGCAAAAGCACACCCAGCACGCCCACCAGAGGCGTGAGAATTATCAGAAACATAATGTCCTCGGTTAAAGCGAGCGGATACCAACACTAATCAGGTGTTCAGACAGATCCGGCTCCGGTTCACCGCCATTGACCAGCATCCGGCTCATTGCTGTAAACATCGCAACAGGGCCGTCGATTTTTGCTTCAGGCGTGGATTTGTTCGGGAAGATATTGTCGTTTTTGTCCGGTTTTACCGTAACGTTAGACATCATCCAGTTCATGACCGGGTGATTGCTGTGGTGAAAACGCCCGGCATAGACCAGTGATTCCGTTTCCTTCATGGCCTCTGACAGATTGCGGACCGTCTGCGGAACTTCCACCAGCGGTATCCCTTCTTCAGCCAGAGCCAGACTGAACTGCATTGCACTCCACGGGTCAAATCCCAGCTCCCTCAGGTTTTCACCACCAATCCATTCCAGTAAGTCACTTTTTATCTGAGCATGATCGATAACATCACCATCCGTCAGGATGAGCTTATCCATCTCCGCCCATTTCCGGTAAAGTTCTGCCTGCTGCCGCGAGCACCGCTCCAGCCGTCCTTCCGGGAGCCAGAATTTAAAATCAGCATGAACATGTCCGTTATCGGTTCGCCAGAGTTTTGCCGCCGCACAGATATCAATCTTATGAGCAAGGTCGACGCCGACCCACATGGGATACGTTTTCAGCTCATGTCGTGGGGCAATATATTCGCATTTCTCCCACTTAATCATGTCCATCCAGGCAGACTCTGCTGTTACCCACACATTCATGTGTTTCGTGAAAAAATTCACCCGCGCTGAAACCTGTTCCTTCGCTTTTTTCGCCAGACGACGCAGATCATCCCAGCGTTTACAGATGCCCAGGCCCGGATTCGCTTTCTGCCAGACCGTTTCATCAAACGGATCATCTCCCTCATCGAGCGTGTAAATAATCGCAAAGTAGGAGTCGTCTTTTACCGCGCCCTCCACGTCACTGTTATAGCCTCGCAATACCTTGATGGCGTAATCGCGTTGCTCGTAACAAATCCCTTCCTTGTTAAAGCCCGCCGTGGTGATACCAAATAACAGGGACTGCAGACGGGCACCGGTTGCCGTTTCCAGAACGTCCCACACGTCGCGGGTTTTATGTGCATGCAGCTCATCAATAATGGCGCAGTGGATGTTCAGACCGTCCAGGTTGTTTGCATCCGAGGAAAGCGGTTCAAATTTTGATGCACTCTGCTCCTGGTAAATCGCCAGCTTGTTGAAATCAAACAACCGCCCGAGTGTCGACCGGGCTTTTCTGACCATATTTTTGGCGTCTTCAAACACGATTCTGGCCTGGTCACGCGTGGTTGCGGCTGAATACACCTCAGCCCCGCCTTCACCATCTGCCCCCGTCATATACAGACCGATACCCGATGACAGGGTTGATTTTGCGTTTTTACGGGCGACTTCGTTGTACGCCGTCCGGAACCGGCGCACCATCACCGGGCGCCCGCTGCCATCGCTGCGCATGACAACTTCCCCGGTCTCTTCATTCACCAGCGGAATGACAAAACCAAAAATATTAATGAGGATAAAAACATGCCAGTCCATCAACTCAATGGGCTGACCTGCCAGCGCCCCTTTCACATGGGGCACAAATTTGTAGAAATTCAGGATGTGCTGCGCACGGGGTTCACTGAAATAAATCCCCCGCTCTTCGCCGTACTTCAGATCATCAAGAAAACGCTGGCAGGCCAGACGGACAAATTCGCCAGCGACAATTTCTCCTGCAACAACACGTTCGGCGTAGCGGATCCCGTCAGCCACTTTTGCCATCAGTCTCTCGCTTTTAAAAGCTCTGCCAGTGGATCAACATCATCCGGTCCGGCGGTATTTACTTTCGCCCGGCTTGCCGGTGACATACCAAACTCTGCAAGCATCGCCCGGATCCGCTTCCAGGCATCCGCCTTCATCGCCGCAGCCGGATGTGCCTTGATCATCACATCGCCATTCTGCGTTTCCGTGCGGTAGGTATAACCCTCAACATCGAGTGTTTCGCAGTGATGCCGGTATTCGATGTAGGCTTCCACCAGTAACTCGAGTGCACGCGCATCAAGCTGAGAAATGATCCCTTCCGCATTCAGCTCTTCCGCCATTCGCCTGAACCAGTACTTCCCCTGCGCCCCTAAATGTTGCGGAATTTTAGGGAGACCTTTTTCATCCTTTTTAGCGGCTTTTTTGGGGTCTTTAACGGGGCGCTTTGAGGGGTTGCCTCGTATCAAATGCAGGCGTGGCGGGGTTTTCGGGGGTCCTGACATAATCGGTTTTACCTATCAATCGTTTGATCGCATTCCCAAAAAAAGTTTTCGAACCTGCGGCGATGCGAGAAAGGGTTGGCGGGCGGTCCCGGACAGCCAGGGCTGCAGGGATTTGACCCGCCCCTCCCCACAAGTGAGAATAATTATCACCTGATTCGTTCGCGCGCTGTTTTCGCTTTGTGGCAGGGCCAGCACAGACTCTGCAGGTTGCTGTCTGCGTCTGTTCCGCCATGTGCTTTCGGGATGATGTGGTCGACAGTTTTCGCCTCGCGCACCACACCGACACGCAGACACAACTGACACAGACCTTTATCGCGCTTCAGAATACGGGCACGAATCACCGTCCATTTTGAGCCATAACCACGCTGGTGGCGGCTCAGTCCGCGCTGGTGCTGTGCCCAGCCTTCACCACGATGTTTATCGCAGTAGCCAGAACTGTCTGTCGTTGTGCCTGCGCAGCCTCGCTTACGGCATGCGCGGGGGATCCGTGATGGCATAGAATTTCACTCTCCTGATGGTAAAATAACCATTCCTTAAAAACCTATACGGAGAACAAATGAAAAATACTATTTCAAAAGGATTTCACCGGACAGGCGTTCTGTTGGCTATTTTGGTGTTGATGTTGAGCTTTGGTTTCTTTTTATTAACAGGTGCTGGTACAGGAATCTCGTTATTTGCTGTATTAGTTTCCCTGGTATGTGCCTTACTGACATACGGCATACTCAGACTGGTCGGATGGGCCGTTAACGGATTCATAAAAGATAACTAAAACATTATCGCAGCCCCTCACACTGAAGGGCTGCTGTAATGCTGGTGATCAGTTCTGCGTACACAGTCGAACGCCATCAATAAGCTGGCAGACCTGAAACGCGGTATCGAAAAGCTGGCGCGCCTTATCCAGACTGACGCATCCCACCAGGAAAAAAGGCACCAGTATCGCTACCAGTGCCCATTTCGCCGCCGTTCGCGGCATTCTGTGTGTCCAGTGTTTTCGGTTCATGTCACCACCAACGCACAGCCAAAATCAGAACAGCAATCACCACAAGGCGAATTGCAAAGGCCGCAGCCCTTGTCAAATCAAGGCTCGCGGGAGTTTCCACTTCAATACCTTTCATAATGGACAACCTCAAAAAGAATCTTTTATACTTTCCCACGAGGATTTTCTCCGTACTCACTACTCACAATTTCCTCTTTGACGTGAAAACTAAAAACCCCGGACTGTTCCAGCAGCCGGGGTTTTGTTTTTTATTTACTGCCTTGGGTGCGGCATCTGGCTATTTCATTCCTGGCTTTACTGTCACCGCGACAGATACAACGCACCGTGTCTCCGGTCAGCGTGGTAATGTAGGCTTCATCCGTTTTTTCCACCGAAATGCATGGTACATTTCCATCCCGGCAATACTCCACTTGGGCAGCAAGGTGAGTGTTGCGCGGGTAAAATTCCAGGCGATACATATTCCCCAGAACATGCACTTCTTCAACCTGACGCCCATCTTCCGTTACCGTGATTTTTTTCAGTGCGTACATACATACCTCCGTTCTTTCGTTTTTTGAGCAATAAAAAAGCCGCTCATGGCGGCCCTGTATGTTTTGCAAGCTATCGTTTCAATTGAAAATGTGGGCCGTCTTTAAGCGTCCGCCAGTCACCGCCCCATTCGATGGCAGTTCCAAGCTCTGCGGCAGCCTGCTTAAATGCCTGCGCGATTTTCTCGTACAGAGGCCAGTCCCATGACACCTGGCTGCCAACATAAGCCACAACATCCACAGCATCACCGGTCAGGTGGCGGCTGTTCATGGTCTGGCTTTTCCCTTCCGCGACCAGCTGTTTCTGGCGTTCTTTCGTGCGCAGCCCTTCCGTAATACCGAAATCAACCTCCGTCAGCTCCAGCGCACGGCGAACAACAGCAACCAGCTGTGGTTTGACGCCCTCCAGATTTTTTTCACTGCGACGACTGAATCTGAATTTACCCGACATGCTCACCTCCGGAATGAAAGGATTTTTGAAACGTTCCCGCGTGCACGTATCACCAGCACGCAGAACAGCAGATTAAGCCCCACCGCCAGCCAGTTCGCCGCTAACGGGCGACCGCACAGATAGCTGAGTGGTGCAAAGGCATAAAGCAGCATCAGTAGCCAGGCCAGCCATGACATCAGCGGTTTATGTCTCGACTCACCACGACGATAAAAAAAGAGCGTCAGCACGATAACCGTGCTTAACACCACATTCAGTAATCCGGGAAGGTTACTTAACATTACCGCCTCCACCCCGCAGA